CTAGCAATACTTGAAGCAGTCTGACCTTGACTAGAAGACTCAGTAAAGCTTAGAGAAGCACTAGCAATACTTGAAGCAGTCTGACCTTGACTAGAAGACTCAGTAAAGCTTAGAGAAGCAGTAGCAGTACCTGAAGTAGTCTGACCTTGACTAGAAGACTCCGTGGAGCTTATAGAAGCACTAGCAATACTTGAAGCAGTCTGACCTTGACTAGAAGACTCAGTAAAGCTTAGAGAAGCGTTAGTAGTACCTGAAGCAGTCTGACCTTGACCAGAAGACTCTATCGCTAAAGTAGATAAAGTAGAGGCAGATGTTTGCCCCTGACTAGAAACAGCTGTGGAGTTTATGCCTAAACTTATTATTGCAGCTGTAGTCTGACCTTGACTAGAAGACTCAGTAGAGCTTAGAGAAGCATTAGTAGTACTTGAAGTAGTCTGACCTTGACTAGAAGACTCTGTAGAGCTTATAGAAGCATTAGCAGTACCTGAAGTAGTCTGACCTTGACTAGAAGACTCCGTAGAGCTTATAGAAGCATTAGCAGTACCTGAAGTAGTCTGACCTTGACTAGAAGACTCCGTAGAGCTTATAGAAGCATTAGCAGTACCTGAAGCAGTCTGACCTTGACTAGAAGACTCTGTAGAGCTTCGAGAAGCATTAGCCGTACCTGAAGTAGTCTGACCTTGACTAGAACTAACAGATGCATTTACTGCAATCCCTGTTGACGCAGTAGCTGTTTGTCCCTGACTAGAAGATTCTGTAGAACCAATTGTTATAGCCGTAGATAAAGTAGAGGTAGATGTTTGAGCTTGGCTAGAAACAGCTGAAGAGTTTATACTCAAACTAGCTGCGATAGATGTAGTCTGTCCCTGACTAGAACTCTCTGAGGCTATAACAGCTAGACTTGTAGAAAGAGTGGCTGTTTGGCCTTGTGCCGAAGCTTCAGTACTAGTTGCGGTCGTACTGGCGTAAGGTCTTAATGCAATTGTTGCTGCAGTCCACGCTTTACTAGATGATATAGTATATGCAGCAGGATCTACTGTCGCTACTGTAGAGTTAAGGTTAGAACACCCTATGCCAACACCGGATACAGTAGCAGTTCTATGGTTTGTACCCCCACCAAAACCGGCTGGATAAGCAGTTACAGTAGTGTTACCGTTAGCGTTAGCTTCGTCAGACAGCCATAACGTGTCCAACACACCCCAAGAAGGAGTTAAGGTTAATGAGTCAGGGTTAGCACTTGAACCAGTAGTAGTAACATATTCAATATAAGAAGCAGCGCTTGTATTTACTCCAGTAAAAGAAACCGCTCGGTATGCGATTTGGCCGCTCGGAATAGTAATAGATAATACTTTACTTGTCTCCGAACCATCTGCTACTTTGTAGTAAATCTCGTACTGTAGTGAAGTACCGTTAACTTGAGTAAATAGATTAGTCCAAGTTCCTGCAGTTGTGTTGTCCCAAGTAACTGTCCCAGCAGCACTATAACCGATACGAACTACGAGTAAATCACCTGGAGAAACACTAGCGGGTAGAGTTAATGAGGCAGTAGTCGCATTAGAGGAGGTTACTCCTGCGTTAGCCGAGTTAACTACTGGAAATAACCCGTTAGAAGAACTGGCAGCACCTGAAGCAGTCTGACCTTGACCAGAAGACTCCGTAGAGCTTATAGAAGCATTAGCAGTACCTGAAGCAGTCTGACCTTGACTAGAACTTACTGAGGAGCTTATAGTAGTGCTACTACCTGAAGCAGTCTGACCTTGACTAGAACTTACTGAGGAGCTTATAGTAGTGCTACTACCTAAAGCAGTCTGACCTTGACTAGAATTTACTGAGGAGCTTATAGTAGTGCTACTACCTACTAGAGCTAGTAGCAGTGACATATATGACCTTTACTTTAAATAGTACTAGCTTATTGTACCCTGTGACATAAGCCCTTTAGATACTAAATATTGGTATACCGCTAGTGATAGATCATCTCGTCTAGTTAGTCCCACTGTTGGACTAGCATCTAATATCTGTGATACGTCGCTAGGCTCTATATTAAACGTTTGTTGACTTATTGGAGTAAACACATTAGACGAATCTGTATAACCTATTCTAGCTGTTACTACTGCACTACCATCGTCATTTAGAACCAATGGAAGTAGCTTGGCTTGCATTTCTACATTACCGTAGGATATTGGCATATTAAACCTCGTAAGCGTCAAATGCTACATTGAAGGTGATAACTCCAGCAGTAGTAACAACACCTAAGTTTTTGGCTGCGATAGCTACAAATTCACCTGGGTTTACAACTATTGGAGAGTTAAAAGCCATGTATACACCTGTTCCTATTGCACCAACTGCGGCTGCTGAGGCATAAGTTTCAAAACCTAACATAATTTTACGGGGAGCTTTTGAAGACGTACCTTCAGCAGTAGCAAGAGATACCGCAGTGTGACCGAAAGCCAACGCATACTCATAGACTACAGGACCGCCTGTTAAAGCAGTAGTTACAGCACCTTGAACTCTAACACCTGTAATTACTATGGAACGTGGTGGACTTGTTACAGAACCTAAGGTATTTGCGTATGAACATATAATACCATCGGTACCTACTGTGAGAGTGGGTAAGGCAGAAAACTGTCCACCCAAACCAGTACCTAAAGCTGCGGTAGTGTTGGTCATTGCAGCACCTGCACCTGCGGCTAAGTTGTTGGTTGAAAGAGCGGTTGAACCCATTGTTGCACCGTTCTGCCCTTGGTACGCCATTAGGCCCGCGTGCGCCATTTGATGCGGCATAGGCATATTGGTGTTAATATCCAGCATTACTACGGAAATGTTAGATATCTTTAACTGTATTGCAGTACCAGCCACACCCGGTTGAGTAAGACGTGCAAACACAGGCGCTGCTATGGACTGGAAGGGAGTACCATTCCCACTTGGAACAACTAAGGTGCCTAATAGTTGTCCATCACCCCAGAAGTGGCAATTATCAGCGTAAATATCTATGGAATATGTTACGTTGGCGTTAGGCACAATGTTGGCAGCAGCCATCAACACACCCGTCGTAGTTTCAGAACCGTTATAGTTTACAACACCAAACACACCCGCACTAGTAACTCGAAAAAATGCACCATCTGTTGGGGCGTAAGGAGCAGAAGTCGCAGTAAATCCAATACCTACTTCCATTTGAAAGTTGGCAGGCGGGATAGCAGTTAGAGCCCCCTCTATCTCAACCTGTAAACCTGAACTATTAAATAAAGGAAAGGTTTGGTAACTAGAGTTCACCGTTTGACCTGCAGCGGTACTATTACCACCATTAAGGGTCATGTAGCCACCACCCCAAGTAGTGGTTAATGTAGTTGTGCGATATGTCCACAGACCTGTGTTCTGAGCAGAGGCTACAAAGGCATCTGAAAATAGTAGTGTGTCTAAGCCAGTGCGAAGTCTTCTATTTCTTGACACTCTTGGGGATACTAGGTCAGCAGTACCAGTAACACCACCTGCATCATTTTCATAGAATGAACGAGTTGCGCCGACAGAATTAGGAACTGGTGTTGCACCACCTAAACGCTGGTTTACCTGAGGGGTAGTTGTTTGCAAGTTGTTAGAAGCATCTACTTCTACTCCATTACCTGTAGTTTTGCCATTTAGTATTGTGGATAGTGACATATATTTCCTTTAAATTAATCCGCCCAAACCCATCTGACTTGGAAAGTTCCTTCTATTGAGTCTAGGCATGTACCATAAATAGTAAAGCCTACTCCAGTAGTAGGTGTCCCACAAGTAAGAGATATAAGGGAGTTAGCATATCTGTGATCAGAAGAGGTATGATCTGTAGTAGAATCATCTCCCATTATGTAGGCCTCTGCTTTACTAGTATTACTTATTGTAGTTAATCCGGTTACTCCTATAGAGGTTTCATTAGACCCGGGAAAAGCCCCAAAGTCTAATGTAGAAGTACCTTGCCCACTAGCCATTTAATTATAGACCGGTTGTAGCTTTGTTCACTGTATGGGTAAAGCTAGAACAAGAAACCGTAGTACCTGAAGTAAACGCACCAATAGTTATGTTAGCACCAGAGGCGCCTGCGGAAACGTCCATAACTACAGTCGTGCCATCAGACTTGAAAATACGCGCCCAAGTAGGAGTGATTGACGCTACTGCAGTGCCAGATGTAATAGCATTAGCAGTTAGTACTCCGTTAGCAGGGGCGCCAAAAGCTGTTGCACCAAAAGTTAATGTTACTCCTAAAACCTGAGTACCAATTGCAGTATCTGCGTTAGTAGGTTGAGTGCCATCGTAAAGCTTAATTAAACCACTATTGCAAAGAGTAGATAATGAAGTAGCCTGAGCGTTGACGGTAGCATTTGCTATTTGAGTATTTAAAGCCATATTATATATTTCCTTATAGAATTATCGGTATTCCCGAAATGAAGTTCATTGTCGTAGCATCTACTGCAAAGCCGACTTGTTGTACTACACTTCCAGTTCCAGAGGCTGGAGTAGAGGAAGGTTTTCCTGGAATAGTTCCAGATAAAAATTGAGTTCCAGGGGTTAGCCCCGAACATCTATTATTTAACCCGTAAGGGTATACGGTTGCCATTGTCCCTGCTGTGACACCTACTAAAACAAAGCCTTGAGCGTCTTTGTTGTAGTTAGTTCCGTCTGCTTTCTGAACGCTAGCTACTCCCGCATTATTCCATACATTAACTAAGTCCCCGTCTGACAAATCTTCAGAAGCAATAACAGAGTAGCTAGTTGTTCCTGGCAACCCTTGTGCCCCTGGCAACCCCCGCGCCCCTGGAGGACCTTGTATACCCTCCGAAACAATGCTGACGACAGACTCGGTACTAGTAACTGTAGTTCGGTCTGGAACCTCTACAATAGAAGTAATCTGATTAATAACCTCTACCACATTACTCATACTGTCTGTCCTGGAGAAACACTGAAGCTACCTTCTAGAAGACGAACTACGGTTCCATCAGAGCCTGTCAGAGTCAAATCATAAGGGGAATTAGTAAAGGTAAGGGTGCTAGTTATAACTGCTGGAACTGTTAGAGAGATTGTTCCGGCTGTACCACCTAGAATTATTAGTCCATTAAGTGTGGATAGATCTAGCAATAAAGTACCATATACATCCTTGACTTGCAAGTGTGCAGAATACCCAGTTAAATCTACTGGTATCTTAGTGTTGCTATAGTATGTAAGTACTTTCGTAAAAGTAGCATTTTGCTCTATTAGAAAGTCTAACTTTCCTGCTGACATAGTAGTACCTTTATTTGTATGAATCTATTTTAAACTAAAAAACCCACGTTGACTAGACGTGGGTTAGATGAGCGTATTACTTTTTAAGCCGAAGGCTCAGTTTTTGATTTCAAAGCAATGCCTAAACCCCCGCCAGCCAGTAACATGCCAAAGCCTGTTCCGAAGTCAACAAAGTTTAAAGAATGTGTTTGAACGATTATTGTTATAGCCCCACCAAGGAATACTACTACAGCCCCTGCTAGATACACGCGTGCTGGGTCAACAGTTTTGCCATCGATGCCTGTGATGCAGTCGTTGATTAGTGTTTGAATAAATTTCATCTATTTAACTCCCTGTAGTTTAGTAACCCAAGCTCTACAAATACCAATACCTTTAGTACTCCATGTAGCAGACTTAGTGTTAGATTTAATATTAACAGAAGCTTGCATTAATAAACTAGCCAGCTCTGAGTTACAACTCTTACTGACAACCTCTAGGTTGAAAGCTATTCTATTTGCCCATCCTGCCCCGAAAGTAGGCCAGGTACTAAGCTTGGTAAAGAACAGAAGTCTCTCTGCGTCAAACTTAATAGCTAAAATGTGTGGCTCTGCTGTAGCTAGTACTTTTCTTGTAATAGGTCCAATGTGTCCGTCGTCTGCAACACCTAGTGCTCTTTGGAGAAACCTAGAGGCATTACCTGGGCCATTATTCAGAGAAGCATCAAAGACTTGTAAGGCAATAGGGTCTTGTAGTACATCACAACCACAACCTTTCCAGAAGTCTCTTTCATAGATGTCTTTAGCCTCTTGCATGTTTAAGCTTTTGATGTCTACGTGGGGGTATGCCTTGGAAGCTATACCGAATTTGGTTTCACCTCCTGGGTCTTTTGGATTATTTACATACCCACACTTCTTTCGGTTTGTAGGAGTAGAAATATCTCCGTCAATTGTAGCCAAGTCTTCAGGGTTGAAGTCTGGACCACACTCGGATTTCATTGCATAAAGGAAGGCGTCATTAAAGTTCATATTAAACTTTCGTTAAATTATGTTTTCTAATAGCGTCGTACACGGCAGGTAATGCCTTCTCCGTGTATGCTTGATTTAAAATCCACACTATAGAGTCTACCTTTAATCTATGAATGGCATATGTGTTACTTTGATCAGCAGAAATATACCCTGATGCCGTACTACCATGATTGGATATGAGTGTATCCATATTAGTTGAGCCCGTGGGGTATGCTGTAGTATAAGCAGATGTTTGAGCTTGTATCTCCATACCTACCAGGGGACCTAACCCTTTAAAGAATCCAGTGCCTGTTAAAGCCTCCAACCTTATCTGTACAGGAGATATGCTTGCAGCCCCATTCTCACCATACGCTGGATTCTCTATTCCTGCTGTAGTTATGTCTGGGCCACTTAGACCAAATCCATACTTACGACAGCTATTTATTAAAGTAAATACTTCTCTAGTGGGCTCCTGAAGACTAAACCCATTACAAGAAGAGGGTACTCTGGCCTTGCATAGTTCCAGCTCTATATAAGAGTTTATATCTTGCAAGTATAACTGGTTGGGGTCGCTAACCGTCTTTAGAGAAATAGGGGTTCCACCAACTGTTAAGCTAAGTTGTAGAGTGTCAGTAGTAGCCCCTACTACATAATATAGAGTATCATAGGCTAAACCCATAGATATTCCTGAGTTATAAGAACCATGTAGTAAGTATAGGCCTCTTCCAGAAACTAGACCATGAGAAGTTTTAGTTAAAGTGCTTCCGGACTGAGTGAATCCAGAATAATTACTAATAATTCCACCCCTCATATAGTTTATCTGAATAGACTTAGTAACGTCTGTTCTATTAAAACTATTAAGGTATCCTGAGATAAATTTCATCATCTTATCATAATACATTAACTGACGCTGTCTACTATAAATCTTACCTAGTATATATACTCCATTGGTATCAGTTATACCATATATGCCTACGGGATTACTTACACCATTCACTAAAGTATCTGTAGTGATGTATGCTGACCCTGCGGTTTCTGCTAGAGTCACTCCTTCGAAACAAGAGAATGACTTAAGAGTTTTTAGTAAAGTATAGACGTGGTGGAACATCCTGTACGTCCCATTGGATGCTAATGCGCTATTATACGTATCGAATTGAGTAGGATTTTGCAGCCATGCATCTACATCTAGATTTTCAATGTCATCCCATATAGTGCCTATTCTTTGAGGAGATGCCACATTTACCGTCCAATAGGGGAAATGAGTAGGCATCTCATTTATGTTGGAATAGGTTTGATCTTGAAGCATAATTTTAAGACCTATTCCTCTACTGGACAGCCATGTTGCTAAGGCTGATAAGTCGGCTGTGTTATATACTCCTGCAGTAGGCTGAAATGCAGCTATACCCATCCCTATATGCAACCCTCTAAATGCGTAATCTTGAACCCCCCATTTCTGCCAGAAGGAATATTGATCATTTATAGTTCTACCTGCCGAGCCATCTATGGGAGAATCTGAACAGTAATACCCAACTTTAAAACCGCCTTTCCCCCTGGTAGGCTTCACTATAGACTTGGAGGGTTTACGCAAGAAATCTGGAAACTGAAAATCATTATTGGGCCTAGCTCTCCAGTTTAGTAAGTTTGTTAAATTCCCATTAATAGTAGGATCTGTATTATCCACGTAAGCTACAAAGTCTTTGACTTCTAGAGGACACCCGCCATTGTACCCTAAGATGGTACTAATACCATCGTAGTGTAGATTAGGTATAGCCCCAATTTTAGATAAAGATAGGATGGGGGATCCGGAATTTACTAACACTCCAGTCGAGTCTGCCATAAATAGTTTTATGTTGAGAGTATTCGCATCAGAAGGGTTATATATAAGATACATGTCACTCCACACCCCGCTCTGCCACCACGGGCCTGTTGCAGAGCTATCATATATAGTGGTCCCAGATCCTGAATATCGTATACCATGCCTAAATTGATTTACGGCATCTGTAGTGCCAGATTTGAAGTCTAGAGAAAGGCCACCTGTGCCAGCTGCTGTTACATAACCATTGAAGAAAATAACTGTAGTAAAAGTAGAAGGTGCTGGGGTTATTTTTATTTTCAAAGCTATTACTATAAACTTTCCTATATTTGCGGCGGGTGATAATACTAAGTCATGGTATGAGGTTGGGTTAGTCCCTCCTATAACATTTCCAAAAACAAATCTATTTTGAACCGTAGATCCAGAATAATAAACTCTATTGGTAGTCGGCTCTATTACTTTATCAGAGGACCCACACGTCATAGTGGTCCTGCCTATGGCACTAGGTACGTAATTACTATGTAAAGTCTCATCACACTCATTAAATGGCACATATACTGAAGGGTATAAGGTTACGCCCTTATCATCTTTCCAGGAACTACCTACACCAGAAGCTTTTTTCGTAGACATGTATTATCCTAAAGTTTGAACTGATAAAGAGGTTATAGTTCCTACTAGAGAAGAAGAACGCACTCTTATGTATAACCAAGGTGATGCTAAGCTAATAGAGGCTATTGCTATTCCTGAAGCGCTTGATAGGTAGGATCTAAGGTATGTATCTTGTGTAGCTGTGACCCATATCAAGTTATCCAAAGAGACTTCTACGTCTATAATCCCACTTATAGTCCCAGTTCCAATCATCTGAAGGACGACAGAAACAAAGGGGCTGTGGCCGTTATTAAATGCGTAGGATGCTGATGGTGTAGCAGTAGCTGGATCTAGGCTAAAAAATACAGGAGTAGAGAGTATTGAGGTTTGTAAGACAGTAGGGTTCATAATTAGCACACCGTAAAGTAGGATAGTACAGAGGAGCCAGATACTTTAGTTATTCTAATAGTAGAGCATCCGGATATAAGTACGCTTGTTTGTTTTATAATAGTTGATTGCACTACATATTCCCAAGTTACGCCGTTATCAAAACTGGTTTCTAGTGATAATGTATCTCCCGAATATGGAAACAAAGTTATAGTACATGGTAAAGGCGCCCCTGCCATAGGAACGGGGACAGGTGTAGAATCTAATAAGTAAGAAGGTGCGATCCAACCGCCCGACATAGTATCCGTTTCTCTGGCTACACTAGGGTTTGTAAAAACTACGGTACTCATTTATTTTCCTTATCTTTTATCTCATCTGGACAATACACAAAACTGTCCAATTTATATTTCTGCATATTCCAGATTGGTTCTGGGGTGAAATGTTTTCCATGAGGGGATGGGCCTCTGTGATGCTTCTCGCATAAAGGCTCTGTGTTGTAGATCGAGTCTACAAAGTCCTCAGGATTTTTGTAATTAGCCCAGTCAAAGTCTGGGTGAAATTTTTTAACCTTATCCCAATCCACGCCATCCGAGTCAGCCCACTCAATGAACTTGTGATGAATTTCTACTTTCTCAGTAGAGCCGCAGACGTCACAAGTAGCTTTCTCAGCGTGCCAATGTTTCTTAGTAGCAATAAAGACAGGAGACTCTGTTCTAGGTGGGTGATCCGGATAGTAAATGTCTATTACTATAGTTTCGTGTAGCTCATGCTCATTCTCAGGAATAGTTTTCATAAGTCTATTTTAATCTCAGGATGGGGGATTGCAGTGCCTACCTGTAGGAGAAAATGGGTCTAGTAAAGTAGTGCAAATAAAGAATGCCAGTTTCTCTCTCCAGCTATCTGCAGGGTCAACATACTTGTGTCTGGAAACCCTAGTAGTGAATAGCCATTCCTTATTCTGGTATTGCGGAAGTTCAAGGAATAATATTGAGCCGACAATCATGTTTAGTAAAAAGTCAAAAATAAGACCTACTACTAAAGTAGGGCCTGCGAGCAACCAAGCTGCCCAGTTTAATTTATCTCTGTGTGCCACCAGGTTCATAAGAGCTAAGTAGAAGATCCACGTTGCTGTTACTAAAAATGGTATTGAGGCTAATAAGTAAACTGATTTCATTTTTAAACTCCTAAAGATTTAAAGTAAACGAATAAGGAAGCAGCAATAAAACCTCTGATAAATTCCATGTACTGCCAGTCTGATTTTAACCACTGTCTACTAATTAAAACAGCAGCAGGCATTGCTACAGTGAAAGCTGGTAAAGCCCAAATCAAGGAATGGTCAAAGTATGTTAAAAGCGCAACAGGTACTCCCCACATTAATCCTCTAAAAGTTGTAGCCAATAAAGCGTTGGTTTTCATCCAGCCAAACTGCCACCACTCTAACTCCTCTACAATCATAGGTCTACTACTGTTTAATGCGCCTAAGGGTTCTGACAAGCCTGAACTAGCACCTGCAACTAAAAGAAGAGCAATAGGTAAAGTGAGGTAATCAAAAACGTGACCTGTTAATGCAGCAAATGTCCACCCTAATACTACATACGCAGACAGTCTATGGTTGAAATTGAATACTACTGGTTGAAAAGCATCGCCTCGAATACGGTCTGCTAGTGCGTACATCAGAATTAAATAATAAATCATTTAAGTCTATTTACCAAACTATAGCCGCTAGGTCTGTTAGCGCAGTAGTGGATGTGTTGTTTATTGCATTTACCTGTCTTGATAAAGTGTTGTTTTTAACTAAGGCTGAAGCGATATACGCATTTGCATCAGCACCTACTTGTTGTATTTGGGCAGCAGTGTGACTAACATAACCCCAAACCCCGCTTGTATCGCAACAAAGAAAAGATGTAGTCCAGCTAGCTGGAAGATTTGGATACAAACTGCTAAGTACTCTAGCTGCTAGATTGGTCTGATCTTTATCATTAGCAGGGTAGGTGTATGTTGAGCCTAAAGCGTTTGAGGTAAACCCTGCATAAATATAGTCTTGGCATGATTTAGACAAGGACGCAATTTTAGACGCTTTAGCAATATTAACTATTTCTGCTGTTGTTGGTGCTGGCATTGTGTAAGGTGACATACCTTTAGGCCAGCTTGGTAATTCTAAAGCTGCACCATCCATGTCGTCATGTACTTGATTGTTACTATCTATCCATAGTGCCATTTTATTATCCTCTTAAGAAAGTTCATACCAAGTTATAGTGCCATTACTATTTACGACAGAGTATGACCCTCCAGGAGGTACTATAAAAGTAGAATTTTCCTGGGCTGAAGCTCCGCTAGGCATCTGAGTTAGTATATTTGTTAACGCAAGACCAGATAAAGTAATTGAGAGATTCGGGTCTTGTGTTAGGGAAGTAATAACTAGTACTTGAATTGGCTTCCCTGTAGTATTATAATAAGTTGTCCCGGCAGTCCTTGTAACACTTTTCCAAGTCTGTCCATAGCCTAGACTACTCAACCCTGCCAAAGCCTCACCAACCCCAACTGGTTGTACTAACGTAGGACTAGACCAACCAGTACCGCTAGTCCATGTGGCATCTACTCGCCCTACTATACGATAGGGTGAGGCTGCAGAAATTATACTTGTTGAGTACCACACATTATTACTAGTGGATCCGGAGTTAATCGTTGTTGTAGTAATCAGGTTTGTTTCATCAAGCTGCAATCCGCCAGATGTATTTGCTACTGCAAGTTGTGGTACTCCAGCAGCATAAACGATTGCGTAAATAAGAGTTGTAGAAACTCCGGAGGTTGCACCCAAGGATATAGCAGTACTATTCATTACAAGTGATAATGCAGAAGTTATAGTGTACTCAATAGGAGTACCAGTAGTTAACACAGCATTACGAAAATCTATTTTACCAGCTCCAAGCGATGCGGATATTAGATTTGATGTAGTTGACGCGGTGAAGTTTGGCATCGAGCTGGAATATCTTATGTCTGCCTGACCTAAATTAACCACCTGACCACTTGCAGTTGCGGAAGGGGCTGTTAAAGGCTGTGCCACTGTTGCACTAGAACTTGTAAATGTGATAGCGTCTACTCCGTTAAGCTGTACTGCACAATCACTAGTTCCTGATCTTATTGAGGTTGTCATTATTAAGTCCTGTAATTACCAAACTATTTTGGTCACGGCTGTGACCTTAGTCGCTGCACGTATTGCAGCTTTTAAATCTTGCTTATGAGTAAAAGCAGAATTAGCAATATTACCACTTGCTACGTATAGACCCTGCAACTGTTCTAAAGTCATTGGTACCTTAACGTTTGTAGTGTCCCACCAACCAAAGTCTGCGGGAATAGTTTCCCCGATATCTACAATTGATTTAAGCCAATTGATGGATTTCAACATCAAGTCCTGACTATCTTTGTCAGCTTGAAATGTCGTGTTCATGTACGTGACTGGTTGCTGTATAGCGGTAACGTATGCACTATCTATTACGGCTAGTTGTGTTTGCTGTGCCGCTGCTAACAATTCGGCTGCTGTCGGTGTTGGCATTGTGTAAGGTGTCATGCCTTTAGGCCAGCTTGATAATTCTAAAGCTGCTCCGTCCATATCATCATGTACTTGCTTATTACTGTCTATCCATAGTGACATAATTTATCCTTTCTTTTAACGAAGTTCTACCCAAGAGTCCCATGCACCAGTTGCAGAATAAGAAGCGCCTGCGGGTACAATTGCGGTCAATCTTAGTATAGCCACATTAGCTGCGGCAGTAGAAATATGCCCAGCAACAACGCCACCTACAGTTAGTATAGGGCCATTTGTGCTGGAAAGTTGGTTGCCTATGATTAACTGTATGGGTTTCCCAGTTGCATTGTAATAAGTTGTGGAGGCTACCCTTGAGCCAGTAACATCTATGTAAATCTGCCCATAACCTAGACTACTAAAACCTGCCATAGCCTCACCAACCCCAACAGGCTGCACTAATGTAGGACTAGACCAACCAGTACCACTAGTCCATGTAGCATCTACTCGCCCGACAATTCGATACTGTGATGCTGTTGATATTGCTGTCGTTGAATACCAAACGTTTGCAGCCGTCGAGCCTGAGCCAATCGCAGTTGTAGTAATTAGATTGGTTTCGTCAAGTTGTAATCCACCCGATAGATTACAAACAGCTAACTGAGGTGAGCCTGCATTGTAAACAATTGCGTAAATTAGAGAGGTAGCTACTGCTGTGGTTGCACCTAATGAGGCAGCCGTACTATTCATTGCCAGAGTTAATGTGCTGGTTAAATTGTACGCAACAGTAGCACCATTAGTAAGTACAGCATTACGAAAATCTACTTTACCAGTTCCAAGTGTTGCGGATATTAAAGCTGATGTGGTTGATGCGGTGAAGTTTGGCAACGATGCTGAATAACGCGCATCAGCTAAACCTAAGTTTACTACATGTCCACTTGCAGTTGCGGAAGATACATTTAGTCCTCCCCCTGTATCTATAGTGAATATATCCTGACTAGTAGCGCCTACATTCCCACGAGCTAACTTAGCAGTGCCATCCACGTTTGTTTGAAGCACAAAGTTCTGTGTAGCTGTTGCACTATCACCGAGCTGTACTTGATTTACTTTTATTTGTCCTGACATTTATTATATTCCCTTAATCACGGCTGAAACGGTAGTTGCTGCACGTATTGCAGCTTTCTGCGTTTGCTTGTGGACGAATAGTGTATTGACGTTAGCCACACTAGTCGCAAACAATCCTTGGAGTTTCATACTCAGAACCCCGCTGGCACGGCTGGCAATGTCAGAATGTAGGCGTCTGGGCTGGCGGGCATAGGCATCGTTCCTGCCTTAATCGCTGCCAAGTCTGCATAACACTGTAACCACACGCTCGAACGCCAAGGCACAAAAGCTTGCGCGTCAGCTGCAAATAGCGGATGTGGGTCATTTAAGTAACTAGCGCAGCTTACATCATCACGATAACCTTTCTTCTGTGCGATGCTGACAATATATTCTTGCACTGCTTGATTATAAGTAGCCTCTGTTTGTGCAAATATTTCTGATTCTGTTAGTGTAATAGTATAAGGAATTAAAACACCATTCTTGAAGCATATTTGCCCACTGTTGTTAATACACTCAAGCCATTGCTCATCTGTAATTGCCCTAGCATCCGTTGGAATATTCCCGTGAATGTCGTCTGAATAAAATGCAGTTGGTAGCCCGTTTGTATCTAATGTTGTGTATTTCATTTTTATTCCTTAATATCCTACAGCAAACCATTTTGGGGCTATTAGTAAAGTCCCATTCGTATAGTCATACATATAAAATACGGCTTGTGAGTTAGTATTTGAGTTAAGAGTACACATACAGTTATTTGCAGATGTTGCATACATTGGAGTGCCTACTACATTCAAACATGCATTCGGGAATGTAATAGGGAATGTAACTGTTGAAGTACCAGAAGCTACGGCAGTACCAGTTCCCCACTGGATAATAAGACCACTTGGTAATTTTTGATAACCGCTAGTAGTTAATGAGTTGCTAAAGTTCTGCATAGCTTGACCAACCCCAACAGGCTGCACTAACATAGGACTAGACCAACCAGTACCGCTAGTCCATGTCGCGTTAACTAAGCCAATAACTCGATATTGCGAAGGTGTTGCTATTGCACTTGTGGAGTACCATACGTTTGCAGCGGTCGAACCTGAGCCAATCGCAGTTGTAGTAATTAGATTGGTTTCATCCAGTTGTAATCCACCAGTCAAATTACAAACAGCTAATTGTGGCGTACCAGCAGCATAAACAATTGCGTAAATTAGAGATGTAGCTACTGCTGTTGTTGCACCTAATGACGCAGCAGTACTGTTCATTGCCAGAGTTAAGGTGCTGGTTACGTTGTACTCAACAAGAGTGCCGTTAGTCAGTACAGCATTACGGAAATCTACTTTTCCTACGCCTAGTGACGCAGATATTAGATTTGATGTAGTTGACGCGGTGAAGTTTGGCATTGATGCTGCATAACGCGCATCAAAATCAGTTGAAGCACCAATGCCTGTTACTAGACTTACCCCTGTTGTTCCATTTACTTGTACGCTCATTATACAATACTCCATGTTGCGCCAGAAGGTACGGTAACTATTACCCCTGTATTTATTGTTACTGGTCCAGCAGTCATGGCATTCTTATTAGCTGTCAATGTATAATTAGCAGTTACCGTCATGTCATTCTCAAAGAATACATAGTTGCCAATTGCCCCGGTTGCACCACCGCCCATAGGAGCCCAAGCAGTACCATTCCACCATTCCGTTTGAGTTAAGTCAGAGTTAGCACGAGTAGCGCCAAAGACGGGAGTGACATCACGTTGAGCTGTTGTACCTGCTGGAAGTAAGGCTGAACCAGTTGCAGAAGTTTCCTGTACTGCTTTTGCATCAGCTGCTGCTCTAGTTGCAGACTCGGCTTTAAGTAAGCTAGCGGTATCTTCATATATTTCAAAAGTGTCTCCTACTAATGGAGCAGAAGGCATTGGAGTGGTCCAGGCTAGTACGTTTGAAGAAGACGTAGTTACCAACCTAGCCATACCTATTAGTGCGCCAGAAGTAAACTGAATTACATACTGGCCTGGTATTAAACCTACTAACAAAGTCCCAATAGCAGCGGAGGCTATTTGAGTAGTTGTACCTGTTCCAGTAACCGATCCCACCACCACCACATTTGGATGAGTAGAGAATCTCCAGGATGATATGCTAGCCTCAAGAGCCAGTATAGGGTTACCTGAGGTATCTAGACTATAACAGACACAGGCAGGGAGTTCTAATACACTAGGAGGTAGTAAAGAATCAAGACTAGGAAATGTTATTAAAGTTCCTGAAGCCGAAACTAGGCTATTTAAAGTAGCTGCTGTTAGTCTACTCTCTACTGCCGCACCTACTGCAAAAGAAGCGGGCAGCGTACCTTCCATACCTCTAGTGTCTAAGGTAAGAGTGTCACCGCTTCTAGAAGTACAGCGGACAATCTCTACTACTCCTCCTAGCTCTAAAGTCACTATAAAGTATTCTTGTCCAGGAACGGGAGATGGGAATTTTCCACCTGTCCCTGCGGCGACAGTGATATTCATATCAGTAGAGGCTATGGATATTGCGGCGGTCGTTTTAGCGTTATTTATAAATAATTGTTTCATAGTACTCTTATTTTAAGGTGCTTGTTGTAGTATTCTAAAGCAAAACTCATTATGTTATTTGTACAATCCTAGAGGTTGTCTGAGCTGCTTTAAATGCCGTGCTCAAGTTCTGAACCGAAGTTATAAGGGTAGTTATTACTGAGTTTACGTCGACTGAAAGAGGAACTGGTATCATAGCGTGGGAATATCTAACATAACCATTTCCAAATACAGGTACTGCAGCACCAGTCCACACTTGTAATCTCGGTAAGTCCAAAATAGATACTACTCCAAAATAGTCTCCAAGGGTAGTCGTCCCTGTATTGGTATACGTAAAAATGTCAGCTGGGAGAATACTACCTGCTGCTATAGACGCGGTAATTATATAACCAGCATCCGTTAATTGTGTATTTATCTGTAAGCTACTTGCCATTATGCGTACTTAATCGTCCATTCAAAGTGAATCGAGAACTCTGAAGTTTTAGGTATTGCAGGGAAGTTCTTTACGTTAAAGATTAACCCTGATGCTTTAAATAGTCCAGCTTCTGTTATTAAAGAGCCATTAGCAGAAGACTGATCCACGTCAGCCAAATATGTCACAGAGACGTCTGTACTACCTAGAATATAAGTTGTTGCCACAGAGTACACTTGGGTTATGAGCCCTGTTTGAGTGGGATCCTCTTGCTTAGGGTATAAGCCTTGAGGGTCAATCGCCCCACCCGTGCCTACTCTAAACTGAGTAATAGGATCTGAGACTACTCCTGGTAAGTACAATACAGAAAGCAAGGCTTGTTTAGCAGGAGTTGTTATTAAGTTCTTCTCTTCAAAAAGCTTGTCTACTCTACCATCCTCATATACTGCGAAAGCGGACAACGTACCTACTGGATATACTTGTTCTCTAGTTATATTGGTTATTATCATTATACGACTTCTTTTCTTAATATCAAGGTGGATCCTGCTCTGTTTAATGGTACTGCTGTGTTAACGTTATCAGTATAGGTAACGGTTATGCCAGTATCTTGTATTGATTCGTTTATGGCAGAGGTATTAGTTCCACCTCCTGTACTATAGTTTAAGGCATCATTTGCACCACGCACCATGTACGCAGGACAGTCTGACGCTGCCAGGCCCCGCATCATAGGAGCTGTTATACTTATTACTAAAGTATCCGAATCTTCTAACACAAAGAAGTTTGGAATTATATCAGAATCATTAGAAGTAATCCAGTATACCCCATAGGTATCCTCATACACTCGTACTACCAGTAAATAATCAGTGCGCTTTAAATCAGTGACTAAGGGAGTATATGTAGTGTACCCAGGTTTAGGCATAAAAGGTCCTAAATATGGGGTTCCTATTCTAACAAATAAGGTACTAAAGTTTGCAACTAATGCAGAAAAGAAATCTATATTATAAGTAGAGTTTAGGGATGTGTAGTTTATAGATTCAGAGTTTACAGATCCATCGCTAGTTACTGGTTTAAGTACAGTGAAGGAATCCGAAGCAGGCATCGTAAAATTTATAAGATTTAATCTAGCCTGTAATTCTGTTCTTGTCGTTGCATATAAAGGTACCGCTCTAAGATTCTCATTAGCGTAAGTAGCTTGCGAGTATGGGATATAGCCTTGTCCTGAAATGTCAGTGTGTATTGCATTCCTAGAAAATACCATCTTATCCCTGTTTATTCTTACTTCAGAGAATCTGTTAAACGTAGCATTCAGCCACCCAAGCTCTACATCGGTCTCAGTTCTGAGCTGTTTATTAACATCCACAAATCCTCTAACAAAGCCACCATCTACGGGCATTGGATATGAAGAGATGGGGCTGATATACCCAATAAGCTCCCCTACTTCCGTAGATATATTACAGCGTATGAAGTTACCACACCCTCTAAAAATAGGAGAACTAGATCCTCTAGAAAATCTATGAACTGGAACAGATAAGCTTTCACAAGCAGGCTTGTCTCTGCGCTGTGAAAGAGAAGATTCGGATAAAGTAAGTACCTCATCTGGAATAGGTACAGACCATATGTATATTGGAGTGGTATGAGTCGGCTTTATTCTATTAATTATAGAAGATATTTGCTCAAAATACTGTATGTTTTTAAAGTCTGCAACCTTAACGTTGACCAAAAAAGAATGTTTACTTAAGTAAGTACGCATTACATAGTCGGCATAAGAACCCACAGATGCATATCTGTTGTCTTTCCCATCCGGGATGTAAGGTAGAATAGAGGGAGGTATTTGTAAGTTTATCCACCATTCCCCATCGTTAATGTAATCTTTTACTTCTATCCAAAAGGCTAGTTCCTGAGATAAGCTAAGCACCTCACCAACAATAACAGTAGGGGCTAACCCATAAGGAATCAGATATGAGTTAGTATCCGTAGATACTAGCCATTGGTCCGTATCCAGGTACTTTCGTATGTCTAATACCGTCTCTACCCCACGAGCTAAAGGTATCCCTAGAGCTAGGTTTAAACCTTTGCGAATCTTATCTAAGTCTGGCCCGTTTATGTATAAGTAATATAGGCCATACACAAAGTTTTTAAAGTTATCAGAAGATACTTCCGGTGTAACTTGAATAAGCTTGGCATAGTAGTCCGACACTAACTGCTCATCTATTTGGGCGTCAGCAACCCATAGTGCATACTGTTTTGCACCAGAAGCTAGCCCTCTAGAAGGAAATCCAATCTTTGATATGTCTGAGTATAAGGAAAGCTGGGTACCGTCTGGGGATATATTGTAGTGAACACCCTCTTCTAAAGTAGAGGTTGGTAGGAACGGACGATTAGAAATGTATCTACTAGATAGTATCTTGTCTGAGATATAAAAAGTATTAGTTGTACCTGGAACAGCATCGATATCCGAGACTAGTAAAAGCTTAGTCTGGTACCCTATAGTAGATTGTATATTCTCTAAGCTAAGTGTGCTGGTAAGCTGCAGGAACTTGCTATACACGTCAGAACACTGGTATGACGTAGCTTCTAGAAGTAGATTTATCTTCTCACTATCTTCAAACATAACAGACCAGAAATCTGACATACCGTATAAGTATGATAGATTAGAATCTGCTTTTCCTAGGTCAAGCCCCGTTAAAGAGAAGGATGATAATGGCATTTATTAAACTACCTGGTTGTTTGTTACTAGGCTATTTAGTAAGAAGATAGAAGTTCTATCTGCAGGGTCTAAATAGTCTGTTATTGTTCCTGTTACTGGTGGCAGTAGATCTCTTGTGTACTGATTATAGGTTATTAGCACAGGAGTCTTAATCGTAGAGATACCTGCGGCATATAGCATAGCTAGTAAGTCAGCCATTATGAATATCTGTCCTGGCTTTAATCCAGCTAAGTATGTGTGTAATGTAGTTGTGCAAATCACTGGATCTGGTGCTGGGCCGTTATAAGCAGTTATTGTAACATCTAGCCTATACATATTAAAGCCCCTGGCTAATAAGTCTGCACAGATAACTCTATTAGCCGGATCTTCTAAATAAGTCTGGAAGCTTTCTAAGTAATCGTAATATTTAATAGTGAAACTGGCAGTCTTAGAAGAGTTACCAACCCCCATAGAAATACTAAGTGATTGTCTTCCGCTGAATCCCACATCAGATACAGGATTTACTGAGGTAGCTACGATAACTCCAGTAGCGGGGGAGGTTAACCCTGAGGTCACTGTAAAAGAGAACGTATCCTTTGTAGCAGCAGTAACAAGAAAGTTTCCATTATATCCACTCGGCGTACCACCGGAGATAGTCACGTATCTACCTACGGGTATACCATGGTTAACTAAGGTAGCCGTGGCTACTCCTGAAGAGCTAGATAAAGAGGTCAATGCCCTACTTATAACATTTGGGTTACTTATAGTAAAGGGGGTATCTATAGTTGCAGACAAAACTCCTGTTGCCGGAGAGGCTAGTGGCCCAACTATTGCATAAGTAAAGGTATTAGCATCTACTACCGTTATTGCAGCTGTTACATTATACCCTGCTACGTCTGCTCCAGATATAGTAACGCTCTGGCCGTTTGGGTAACCATGACTTGGTAAGATAACTGTTGCTATATTACCAGAGCTGGTTATAGAACCTACAGAAGAAGATACTGTTAGAGGTATAGTGTCAGCTAAGCTGGACCCAGGAACAGTGCTTCTAGCTATAGAATATATAGGACCTGTTGCTAGTATATTACCTGAGGTATCGGCGGTTAACTGTACTATAGTAGAAGATAGAGGGGTGTTACAATATACATCTACCATACCACCTGTGTGTAATAACACTGGAGTCGCCATTCCTGGCACAGATACATCTACCATATCTCTTATCATCTCTGGGTCACCAAAGCCTATTGGAGAAATATCGGTAACGGTACTAAAGGTAGCTTCTAAGTTAGAAATAATAGAAGGAACGTTTATTAAGTTACGAGTTGATATAGCCGTACCTGCTCTAGTAATGAACTGAGTATTAGTCTCAGTATCATTAGCTGCTTGAGATAAATAATTAATCTCTGCACGTAAAAAATAAGGATCAAAGTTAGAGAAGTATAACAAGCTGCCAGAAGAGATGTTATAGGAAGCCCCTGATTGCTCCGCTACGAGGTTTAAATCAATATAATACTCATTGGTATAGGCGTCAAACGCTAACGCAGTAGAGGACAGAGAGATGGAGCTGGAAGGGTAGAACTTTAAGGAGTTATCTGTAGAGAAGAAGGTATTAGTACTAATACTTACACTCTTCTGTCTTGCAAAGAATAATCTAGCACTTATAACTGCGTTAGTACCTTGCTTACGAGTCATAAACCAGTTAGACATAATCCCATCTAAGAAGTCTGTGGGGCTAGTATCATTTATTCCTTGTATAGTATTCTGGGCAAAGTAGTAGGCAGTGCCCTTATTAAGAATGGCCATAAGGGTTGCAGTTGGACGTAGCACTAAGTCACGAATAGCCGTACCTTCTCGAAGATCCAAGTCTGGATATTGAGCTTGTAGTATCTGTTGAGCAAATAACTCTGCTTCTAGAATCTCGTTAGCGGTAGGCTGTATGCCTGGTAAAACTTCGTATAAACTACTCATTCATATACCCTAGTGGTTGTGTGTTAGCCGTTTTTAGACATGACCATATCTAGCTGAGGGAAAGGTACAGATACTGATGCTTCTGCTCCGGCTACAGTTAGCATTCTCATGTACAAAGAAACTGATTCTTTAGAACCGTCTACTCCTAGTACAGAAATACTAGCCAACATGTTACTCGGGTCACCATCTGTGGTATTCAGTATGTACTTTACTTGGCTCTCTGCAGATCTAACTTCAGCTATTAAATTATTATATAAGTCTATGTTAAGCCCTACTCTATTAGCATTAATAGTGTAGTCTGTAAAGTTAGTCCCGAGAGTCGGGTATATTAAATCAGATCCTAACCTAGTGAATAGTATTTTAAGAAATAATTGAGCTACTTTCTGTAAGCCGGTTATTTTTCTAGGAGTGTTATCCAAGCTAAATACAAGCTTACCTTCTGGGAACCCATCCGGGAAAGTTATTAAGAGGACGTCATAAGATGCCCCTTTTGGTAAGTTAGCAATAGTACCTAGTCTGTAAGTCATTATGTTTGTTCCGGTGATGTGCCCTTGAACAAGTTCAAGTTTTTAACATAGAAGGCATCATAGTAGTTAGCATCTAGAGTAGTATCAGAAATAGCATCTGAAAAATATGCAGATCTACCTTTTGTTCTTATTGTAAACTCTCTTTGCACAGCCATGATATCATGTACTGTATCTACTAAGGCGCCAGAGATGAAGTTAGCAGAAGACCTCTGATTATCCAAAGCATGTCTAAGGATTTCAGAGTAGTCGAAAGCCCCGACAACATCCTCAAACATAGGCAGTGCATTAGATGACAAAGTCAGGTTAAGGCTAAGGGAGGAATAGTAACCCTTCATTCCTTGGGCGAAAGTATTAAGCTGACTTAGGTAGTTTACGTCTAGAGCCATTATTACACCAGTCCTACATCTTGTTTAAGGGTTTTTATTTTTTCTATAAGCTTGGAGCTTAGGTAGTTAAGCCTATTAATATTTACTCCTAGTTTACTAGCCAATTCTGAAGCAGGCATTGTACCTTTATTGTCGAATATCAACTTCTCTTCAGTAGTAAGCTGGCTCATGATATAATCATACAAAATTTTGTTATTATCAAATTGTTTGTATTCTGTTGGCTTCATCGCAGCGGATTCTACTAAGTCGGCGTATAGCCCGCTCTTATACTTGACAGTAGCAGCCTTAGACCAATTCAATTCTTTAGCGATCTCTTCATCAGAAGGATCTCTATTTAATCTATCTGAAAGGTTAGTGACGGCTTGGTTGTAGTCATGGTACTTTAGCTGCAAGTTCTCTGGCAATCTAACCATGTTTTGAAACTTGTAGTTCATACGACGAATCTTAGGTAAGTAACCTACGACGTGCGTGGAAATAGATGCACCCTTAGTCGGGTCATATGTCTGTATTGCTTTATATGTCCACTTCTTAGCTTCGGCAGATAGCGCAGAAGTAGGCAGACTACCTGAAGCCCTCTTAACTTCCGAGTATATTAGCGGATTTAGTTGATTAACTAATTCTCCTAAAGTCTTCTTGTCTCCAGTCTCTTTCCAAGATTCATACAGCTCTTGGTCGCGTCTTTTAACTTCACTCATTTACCATATACCGAGTAGTAGCTAGATACACTAATAACGTAGTTAACCAAGTATCCTTGCAGCTTGTTAGAAAACTGTTGTTGAGTAAAACAAGTTAATGCATCTGAAGTAGGAGACATTAAGTCCCTAGACAGGATATTTGTAGGGATGTTAAAACTTCGTGAGTCCTGTTGTAGGTTTATTTGTGCCATAGCAGTATTTTAATTTACCTGATTATTTCGGTACTGGTGCATAAGTCAAGAACTGGCTTTCACCAGGCTCTAGTTTCGCTGTATCCTGAAGTGTAGAATCTGTGTATTCTACCGTAGTAGGGTTATAATTACCAGGAGTCATATCAATAAACTTTATTCCTAACCTCTTCTCTATCAAAGTTCTTGTCTCAATAGGTCTATATGCAAAAGATAGATTCCCAACGGCAGTCAGGTTAGGGTTAATCTCAGCCCCCGTTGCAGACTTCTTACTAGCTCCTGTTTTAACTCCTATTGGCTTCAGGTGTCCATTAGTGAAATTAATTAAATCCTCCGGGGCTCTGGCAGATACTCCTAACGTTGGGCTGTAGAACTTATTAGCAATCTCTACAGCGTATGCGTTATCAAGTATCGAAGAGTGATACGTTCCAGTTTCATCCTGGTTTATAATACCCAACGCAGCCTGAAGCCAAGGGTGTATAAACTGTAAGTAATAGTTGGCTAGTTCCGTATAAGTTATTGCACTTACAAACCCTACTGAAGTTCCAATAGATCTACTTGTTATACTGTGAGTAACCGACGTACACATAGCGTGAAAACTAGGCTCTACTGGGGAAGCTGCTATGATATCCATAGGGTAGCCTGAGATTATGTAAGGGTTGAACATACAGCTTACTGACCCTGCTTTAGAACTGGCTACTTCCATTGTGTACTTATATTCAGCAGTAGCGAAAAGAATGCTTTCAAACGCACTGATCTTAGAATCTCTAGGCGACCATGGATTCATAGCAACTTGGTCTGCTGTATATCTTTCATTCCACGCTGCTACAATAATGTCTAGCCAAGTAGCATCCTGAGAACCTGGATCTGGAGGGCTGGTGTCAGAGCTTGTAGCCTTGGCTTGATCTTCTGCGTAGTAGGCTAACCAGTTAGGCATCATTAAACGTCTATGCTTGATACCCCTACCTTGCTCGTAAATACCTATTCTTCCGAAGAAGCCAGTGGTACTGGCATTTAGATCATATGTACCCCCCGAGTCCTTAGAACCTTGAGAGATAGCAGAACGTATTGAAGTTGGGGCACGGTAGTTCTTACCCATCTTAGTAGTTCCTGGTATCAAATCCTGAGTTACACTAATGCGAGTTGGTATAGCAGCATCGTTCTGGTTTACACTTAAGTCAGTGTACATGTTGGGTAGTACAACATTACAAGCAGGACTATAATAAAAAGGTAATTGAGGCTTAGCAATTACGTCTAACGCATACGTAGCAGGAACAGGAGATGCATCAGAAGGGTCTATTGCTACTTCTGCTGGAGAAGATAATACTAGAAGGTCATAGTCGAAAGATGTTAGAAACTCCGTAAAGATACCCATAAGACTAGTAAACTCACCGGTAAACTGAGCCAAGCCATCCTTTATTAACTGTAGGGACATATCTATCTGCATCGCAGACTTGAGAAAAACTCTTACACTTGGAGGCACTATCTTTTTATTGGAGTCATCTTTAGTAGTTGTACCTGGACAAGGATCAGCCTTACCAATTTCTACTAAATGCTCAATATAATAGTGGCCACCCATTCTCTCGAATAAGTGTAGGCCATTCTCGACTAAAGGTACATATAACTTATTTAAAGAATCATACCTAGGAATATCAGATAATCCCATCTTTACTAACTGATTCCAGAAGTTCATCATAATGCCAGGCATACCTTCAAGACGAGTCTTGTAAGGAGCCCATTGCGTTCTAAGTACTGATGGGTCTGAATCTACTATAGTACCTTTAGCCAGGGTGGCTTTACTAACTTCTGTAGGAGGATCTATCTTGGTTATTCCAGACATGGATAGGAGAATAGACTCCTCTGAACCAAAGGTATTCATTTTAGCAACTGGAGCGCCAGTATCTGCTGCTAGTATAGAACCAGTAGTGTCTCCGCTGTATCCAGTAAAGTCTAAGGTCAGGTCATTTAAAGCAGCATATTTATGTCCGCAGTTAAAGACAAGAGATGCACTTCCACTGCCGCGTACAGACTTAGTATAGGAGGTTGATTCTATTGCTCCTGCAAATAGGAGGCAATCTTGGTCAGTAAATATGTCTCTGTAGAATATATGAACTTTAGGTTGGTAGTATCTGGAGATATCCATCAACCCAGCTTGGATTGGTATCTGTATCGTCGCAGAAGGTAAAGAGCCCATGCTAGAACTAATGGATGCAGCCTCGAATGGAACCTGTACACCCTCTACAAATATAGAGATACTTTGAAATATTACATCAGTGCTACCAATCTTTGAATCATACTTGGACATTACTATATATACCGAATAAGGCTATCATAAAAAGGGCCCGCTCTAGCGGATCCGATATTGTATCAGAGAAACTGATCTGAGATTCGGGAATAGCGTTATACTTTACTAATTCTCTCGAAATCATATCTAGCTGAGTTGGAGTTATCATTGATTTTAACAACGATTCTCTTAGAACTATTGGAGAAGTAGGTAAAGGTTTCATACCGAGCAAGCTACCAGAGTAACTAGTTGCTAGATAATTTAAAAAAGGTTTAGCAGAGTCTGTGACATACTTAATAACAATATTAATACCAGAGACTGGTACATAAGTAAAAGTCAATACGTTGTCGGTAATAGAATAAGCAGTAGGTTGAACAAACACATCAGCCGCATAAACCAATACATTAGAGTAAAACCCCTCAGGTACAGTAAGAGTATAGGATGGCTTAGTTACACCATCAGTTATATGTACATCTTCAGTAAAGGTATACTCAGAAGGTATTTTGACGATAGAGTTTATTTGTGGAATAGTATTATATGGGAAAGACCCGCTATAACATTCCTGACATATTCCTCCTATAGCCGTGCAGCTATGAAGATTTCTTAAAGCAATCTTATATACTCCTTGGCCTAATAGGGAGGATATTCTAGTAGTTGTTATCGGTAAGTTAGTTGCCAGCTCTATATAACCGACTGCTCCAAATGTTAAGTCAGATACCTTACCTAGGGTTGTGCCGCAATCTAACTCTGTAACTTCTACAGACGGATTGAAAAGACTATCTGCAAACTGAGACAGCATCTGTGAAGTATTTGGCAGATAATCAAATAAGTCTTCTAACAATAAGTAGGAGGTATAATTTCTCATAAATATGCTCCCTTAGATGGAGTGTAGGGTGTGCCTGAACTTAGCAATGCTCTCTTGTCTCTGCCACTACTGCCAGAACGTAGGAAGGGGGCAGAGGAGGATAAAGCTCCTGATTTAAATAGTCTATTAATGGATTCAGATATTGTCTCTGGCATTCTAGATATAGAGCCTGAGGTATTCTTAAGACTTATTAAAGTACTACGTAGATCATTAATAACTGATAGTGGTTCATTTATAATAGCATTTACACTATTCTCTACCATACTTACCAAGCCCATTGCTGCGGAACTTATAGAGCGAACATCTCTTAGAATACTCTTAATAGGATCTGTGAAGCTATTTAGGATACTTGTTATATCTCCAGTTGTAGCATGTACTATCTTTGTTATATTACTTATTATCCCATAGATGGGTGAGAACAGTCCTGAGGTTACTCCGAGCAAAGTAGAGGATATGTTAGTGTACGCGCCAATAGCATCAGCGAAACTGGCACCCGCTGACAGTAGAGAATTCTTAATATCTGCCGGAATTAAAGAATCTACGCTAGAAGTCATTGATTCTATTGTAGTCTTTAAATTGTTTATACTATGTAAAGTTGCAAAACCTGTGAAACTGGATTCAGCTCTACCAAAATCAATAAGTACTGCGTTGTTAGTCAACGGTACTGAAGGAATTATCGTGGCTATAGGGGTTATTGTCTTAGCTAATATTGTTATATTAAAAGGTATGTCAGTATCTCTAGCAGCGTTCTGAGAATACCCTAAAGTCATTATAGTACCAACAATCTGCATATTAGGCAGATTTATTTGAACCAGTTGATGATTCTGAGCTAGCTGAGTACCCCGTAAGATGTATTGATATGCTTGAATAAAGTCTACGAACCAGTTATTATCAACGCTATCTATCAACAGGCCAGACAGGCTAAAGGTTACCGGCGATTTACCAAAGTAATAGACTACCTCTGTATCCCCAAACATCTCCGATACTTGAACTTTTTCAGATAACTGTGTTTGAATATCAGTTAACAAGAAGTTAGAAAAGCCATTATCAGAAACTAAGTCATTCATTGTATTGCTAAGACTAGAGTACAGTCCTGCAGAGTTTATTCCACTTAGATTCTGCTGGCTGGTTCCGGTAAGTAGCTTAATAGAAGCAGGAGCTCCTCTATTAGTAAACTCTGTAGACTGACCATAATTGCCATTAGATGCCACTCCAAGAGAGTCTTCAGGAGTATATCTAGGGCGAACGCTGAACAGTCTCTCTTCTTTATTCTTAGCTACTAAATCTAAATTACTAGCAGTCTGAGACTTATCTGCGGCTGCAATAAAGTTAGAAATAGCAGAGGGCACAGTGCTACTAGGGTAAGTAGTAGGAAGCATACTATCGGCAAAAGTAGTGAAGTTAGTCATTATTTAATATCGAAGTCAATTATCTCTAGAACTATCTCATCTTCCAGAGTTTTACGTTGTCCAAATAGACCACCAAACTGAGGAGGTATATAGTCTATTCCTGCATTCTGTGCTCTTAAATTATCATAGGTTCCGCTTACTTGTCGTATGTATAATTCGTAAGGTGTTATAGATACCAGCTTAGGCAGTACTTTAGTTGTTGGTTTTTGTATTGGCATATTATTTCTTTAAATGAAGTTTTTCCTTAACCCAGTCACTTAATGCATTTTTTCCAAAAGCATCTACATACGTACCAAACTGCTCTACGTATTCCCCCAGCTTATTAACGGAATCTGAGTTAAGTGCGGTATCAGTATCTATTTTACCTTCCTTTTGGAGTTGCCAAATCTGGTCCATACGGTCTTGCTTAGCCTGATACGCAGCCAACATAGATCTTCTAACGTCTGGGTCATCGACCATGTCTATATATTTGGGGTGGGGATCAACAACAGATAGCTTATTACTTTTTGCATACTGCATACCTATTATATTTCTTCTGGTACTAGAGTCCTTAACTCCTTTAAGACTCTTATCTAGCTCTGCAGCTCCATCCTTACCTAAGTACTGCTCTTTATTAGCCATGACTTTGGTCTCTAAGTCAGCATCATCAGCAAAACCTCCAAACTTAAGAGCCGCTGTTATTACTCCCTTATCCATAGCCAAGTTAGATATATATTGAGCCCTATCTCTAACGTTACCACCGTAGCGGGCAGTCATATCCTTAAAGGCACCATACAAAGGGTCATTTTTAGACATAGTCCCTTTGCCATCACCGTACTCATCTCTCTTCTTAAGGTAATCTGCATCAGTGAGTCCTGCTAACATGTGAGCGTGTCCGATAGTGATCTCTTTCTGAATATCAGATGAGGCTCCTCCTTTGTCACTTATTATTGTTCTCAATAAAGAAGATATCTTAGCGGGCTGCCCCCCTCCACCATCATGTTTAGCTATTTCTGCCCCGTCTAGGGTCTCTAATACCTTAGACTGATCACTCAACCCTACTACACCAGCCTTAACTAAACTCTCATAAGCTGCTTTTTTCTCAGATGGCGTTTTAGCATTCAACAAAGCATTGGCTGCGGTTTGAGCTTCAGCTCCTAGATCACCCTTAGCTGCTTTGTTTATTTTATCGATAGTTGCTAGGCTACCTAACCTAGCCGCTTTACCAATAGAAGAGGAGGTTACATTAGAGTATCCGCTGGAAGTGGCGTCTCCAAATTTCTCATCTTTTCTAAATAAGGTATCGCCATACACAGCACTGCCATACTTCTTCTCTAAGGCGTCTCCAAGTACGGCCACAGGGTTGAGCATCCTAGTCATATCCTCGCTACCTGCAGCCCGTAAGGCTTTAAGATTTTGCCTAACTGGGTATATTACATTATTAAGAATACCATTACCTAAACCATTTTGGTTCTCAATTTGTGATAATGTGTCTGATGTAAGACCATTAACGGCCTGTACACTTTGAGCTATAGACTTAGGATCTTTACCTGCGTGTAGAGCTACAAGCTCTGCTCTAGCTTCCTCAGGGCTCATTCCCATAAGTCTAGTCATAACAACAAAAGCCTTATTACCGTCTGCTAGCCCTGTTTTTTTATCTATAAAGTTAGGTATTAAACTTCCAACCTTCATGATCTGATCTTGAATACTGAGTACTCCACCTCTTTCTTTAAGCTGAGCAGTCCTCATCATATTATCATTCAACTCCATCTTTCCAAGAGCTGCCATAGGATCTTTAGCAAAGTCTGCACCAAAATTAGATATAGTACCAGCTACGCTATTACTACTATTCCCGGTCATGTATTGGTTGTATAAACCCATTCTATTAAAGGTTGTTTGGCCTGCGTTTATACTGCCGCTGACTAAGGACTGGGTAGCACCTTCTACCCCGCCCATCATAGCCATAGTAGAGTTATTTATTAACCCTGTGCGGTATGCGGAAGAAAATCCTGCCATAGCGTGTCCGGCTACTATCTGCCCCATATATGGGACTATGCCGTTGGCTTGGGCTAGGTATTGGCCTTGTGCGCCAACAGTATTCATCATACGCTGTGTAGATATACCCGCTATAGCGGAAGACATGGCTATAGAGGACATTACTCCTCCCATGCCTCCCATAGATACACCGGCCGATTTAAGTTTAACAATAGTCTCTATGCTATTTTTTATATCCGGATCGTTGGTTAAGTTCATCATCATTTTGACGATCTTAGCAATATCCTTAACCTTGCCTGATATTTGACCTACAGAGGAGTTGTCCAATAAACCTGCTCTAGCTGATAGGTCGGCAACTTTTCCCATTCCGAATTCATCTAAAGTATAATCTTTTATACCTGCCTGAGTTATGCTAGAAGCAGTCTTATACGCAGCTGTCCTAGATAACCCTCTACCAGTTAAAACATCGCCATCCGAACCGCCTAGAGTAACGTGGGCAAAGTTACTACGTAAAGTACTAGCAGTTCCTCTGGTAGCTATATAGGGATTGAAGAAAGCCTGTTGGGCTGCTTCTACTCCTCCTTGCGCTAAAAGCATGGGTATACTTAGTCCTCCTACAACACCACCAAGAACCCCCGCTGCTCCTTCAAAACCAGCTGCTGTAGCCAATCCTGCTGCTCCACCAAGTAGTCTTCCTCCAGTCATGAAGTTAGCTGCGCCGAACAAACCTTTCATTGCACCTCGTCCAGCCGAAGCTCCAAAAGCTGCAAAAATACCCTGTCTGGCTCCTGCTGCACCAACAGTACCGCCAATGTCAGCAGCCCCGCTCATAGCAGCTTTCCAAGCTTCAGCCCCTTTCATTCCAGTGCCAGTGGTGCCGCCCCACAGAGCGTCCCAACCCATAGCCGCTCTACCAGAAAAGGAGCTTGCTCCCCCTACTCTAGTGGTAGTAATCTGACCAAGCTTATAGGCAAGGAATGCGGAAGCTGCCGGAGCTACTATCTTTTGTGCTCCCCAAGTAGCTGCATCAGCAGGAGTATTAGATAGCCCATCATAGAACTGTTGGTTATAGTCATTAGGGTTGCCCCATTTTGGGGCGGATGCCGCAAAAGGGTTTAAAAGGGCATTGGCAGATCTAAAGAACCCAGGATTACCTGAGTACCCAGCTCCTTGTTGTCCGCCGTATCCTGGACGGTATGGTGCAGTATAACTAGGCGTTAGGTATGCAGAGTTCATTCCCCAATTTCCACCATTAGTGTTCATTGGGTTCAGAGGATCTTGAAAAGAGTTAAAGCCAGTATTGGCGGTGGTGCTAAATATAGACATTAGATATTCATTCCAGATACTACGTAGTTACCTCGATCATCCATCTTCATTGTAGGTCTTAAAGTGCTTATTCTAGCGTACTCCTCAAACATAGCTTCTTCCTTGGAAGATATAGAAGGCTGAGCGGTTGATGCATCTACCGGATATCCTAGCTCTAGAGAGACGTAGTCATTCCATAAACTTGTTACTTTGTGTACTTGCTCAGCAGTAGTAGAAGTACCCATGGCTATTTGAGCTATCAACCCATTAATCTTTAGCTTCTTAGTAGCCTCTTGAATTATGAACTTCTGAAGCACATAGTCTTGAGGGGATCCTAAGCGAGGAACCTTCACCCCTGAGACGAATAGTTGTAATCTCCTATTCGCCCAAGGTTCATTTAAAAATTTTCTTCACCTTCTCTACATGCCATCTCTACTTTAGAATCGAAATTCGCTAGAGTATCAATTAGGACCGATACAATAAAAATAGGTAACTTATTAATAAACTTGTAAGTAGCTTCTTGCCCTAAAGCACTTAGTTCTTTACCAGAGTAGTTTACTAAAGAGTAAGATAAGTTAAGCATTGCTTTATGTTCTTGCACAGTAGAGACTAGATTATAAGGAGTGTTGTCTATCTCACGAGAGATCTTTAGTGTTTCTTCTGCAGATCTACTTCTAAGAGTTATAGGAAGTTTACCTTTAATAGTAGTTGTTTCCGTGTATTCACCTTGAAATAACAGAGTGTCGAAAACTGCATATAGTTCCTCTTTAGTCCATTTAGGTTTAGCTTCTACTACACCAGTAGGTTCTACGGCTGGTGCAGCGGGTGTTTCAACACCTGGCTCACTTGGAAGCTCTGCTTCTACAAAAGTAGCGGCTTTAGCAGCTTTACTCTTTGATACGTTTACTACAGGTACTTCGTCAAAACTGGTGTTATTAGACATTTATTCTATTTCCTTATTAAGATTATTTTAGGCTATCGGGTTATTCGTCATCATGGTTGGTATATGTAAAATCGCCACGTAGAATCATTAACCCTATATTTGCAAATACTACACTATGAACCCAGTCATCAGAGCCATCATCATCTTTACGATATAGTCTCTTACCTGCTCTAGATTCTTCTTCGAACATACATAATGCATGATCCCAGTACTTGCCTGTTATTTCAAAACTAGGTGCTTCAAAAAACTTTCTACCTAATTTGAATTTCATTATAACAGAGTCTATGCAAGATGTCCTATCTGCTGCGTAATATCTACCATCCTTATCCCAACGCAGGGTGTTCTTTGCTGTAACGTAGTTAATAGATACTACTTTATCATGGCCCAGTTTATTAGCCAACAACTCCCACTGAAGCTTACCGACTCCTCTGTCCATAGACATAATCTGGCAATTGAACTGAGTGTACAAGTCTGCTGCGCGTTTAACTTGATCGAGAATGTCAGTACCCTGAACTATCTCACTATGTAGTAAGTAAAGCTTACCCATGTAGTCTGAGCCAATAACAGAGAAGGCAGTAAAGGATTTAGTTGTTCCGGTCACAGACCAGTCACACCCAATCACTACCTGGTTTAAACCACGGTAGTCGGTTGGCCAGCAAGTGTCAAACTCTTTCTTGTCTGGGTTACAACAGTTGCGAGCTTCTGTTAGAGATAAGATTCTACCCCCACTACCTGAAGCAATGCCGAACACCTCATTACACAACTTAGGTAAAGAATAGTCTCTAATTTTTTCCTGTAAGTCAGCCCATTTGTTTGGAGCTACTCGAGAGCCAAAGATAATCTGAGGCATGTGAAAACCCATAGACTCATTAGAAGGTTTCATAGATACCCACTGTCCAGTAGTAATGTCTATTGGTTTAAAGCAGTGTGGGCAGGAAGGACCTAATTTAGAGGAAGAAATTAATAGACATGTTTCTAAGTCATGAGGGACGGCATACTTACCACAATGAGTACACTTGGTTACCCACTCATTTTGACAGCTACGTTTCCACAGCAAGTCTAAACTACCGCCTTCATTTTTTGCAGTACCAGTGAAGCGTTTGTATGCATAAGGAGAAGCTGCTAAAGTCTCTTGAAGAATAGGAATAGTATCTAAAGAGATGTCTTGAATCTCGTCCATCAATAAGCTATCCGCGTTTACTCCTCGAACTCTATCTGCAGAAGCTTCTGTGTCAGCGTAGCCAAGATATATGATAGAGCCATTAGTAAAGCTCTTCTGGAATACGTTCTTCTTAGTAGAAGGATCTGTAAAGTGTTTCTTGATAAGCGGATTAGACATGTAAGGGTCTAGGTAGGCTGTCGAGAATCTCGAAGTCTGCCCACTCAAAGGTGCTATATACAATGTGTTAAAGTAATTCCGGATTATGCTCTGTGAAATAGAGGCACCGCCCATCATTACGGATTTGCCGATCAGCAAATATCACCCCCCCATCTTGCTCCAATTTCAGAAGACTAGACAGGGGGGTGACTACTGCCGCCCCGCAACCAGCACTAGGCTTTTAGGAGTTATATCATACACTGGAATAAAAGGTTCATATCCGTTAAAGGATAAAGGCTTACCTTTTAATCGTAGAATTGATTTAGCAAAGTCTGAAGGCTTAATATCAAATTTCATTTAGTATTCCTTGTTAAGTAAAAGCCGTAGGCTTTTTTATTAGTAGTAGTAGTTTAACACGTTTCAATAAAAGCGATTCTATTGGTATAAATAATATAGACAGATATGTTAGCTATTGATTGCCGTGTGGCTCATATAATCTATAGATTATTTTTTCGTTAAGCGAAACAAACTCTGTCTAATTTTTTTTATCGATACTAAAAATTTTAACTTTTAAGGAAATAATATGTCATCAGTTGCAATATCAACAACAGAATTTACAGTAACCAGCACCGGTCAAGATTTCTCTATCCCAGGCGATTGGACTCCAGCTCAGATCGTTAACATGTATGGTACAACCATTCCTGGTTTGGGTAACATGGATTCTACCGCTGAAGTAGATGGCTCTACTCGTAAAATCACCTTCCGTCCTAAGACAGGTACTAAAGGTGCTCGTTTACTTAAGACTGGTGTAAAAGGTGCTAGTTTATTTAAGCGTGTTGTGAATTTCTTAATTGGCTAATAACTAGCTAGTCTAGTTGTTGTTGAAGCAGGGGTTTAACTCTCCTGCTTTTTTTAGTTTACAAATAAATAAGGGTATAGGATTATGTCCAATGATCTTGAGTCTGCCATAGAGACGTTAAATAGTTATGAAGGAATGTCTAACAAGCTAGTGCACATCAAGGCTATTGGACATAACGCCTGTATAAAGTCTCTTTGTAAGTATTCTAATTTCAAGCTTAAAGAGCTAGGTCTGGTAACTGCCGGCTATAGTAAGACTATAGACTTATATCGCCCTATAGGCAATCTAAGAACGTTATGGCAAATTATTTCTCGTAATCTCAGAGTTAGAATTCCATATCTAGCACCTATGGAGGCAGAGTTTGTTAAAGTGCGTAATGATTACGTAAGTCTTCGTCCTCATCCAAGCCCTAGAGTTGAAAGATACCTGCGTATGATGGGTAGAAAGTTAAGTACGCTTACAAATGGTACCTACGAGCTTATTAGTAGGTATGACTCTGAGATGGATCGAGAAATTTGGATATTAAGGTATTGTGACATAGTACCTTCTAAGGCTAACAGAATCTATGCTTTTAGTATTTTAGAAATGCTAGAGGATATGCTTCAGGTTCTAGCCACTCTTCATAGAGAGATGTGCATAAGAGACGATATTCTTCCAGATAACTTCTTCCTTAGAGAGGAGGGTGTGCAGCCTGTGGAAGTGGTACCCGTCCAACCAGTAATCGAAACCGTCACTATACTAGGAGATATAAATGAGTGAGCAGGCAGATAAAATTAATATTTTAGATTTCTTGAATCTAAACGTTGAGACCCTACCTGATGTGTATGAGTCAGGTATGGCTAAATTAAAACTTGCTTTTGAGGTCCCTACTAACTCAAAAGAGCTTACTCAAATCTTTGAACTATTCACAAAATATTTTGATGCTAGAGATAGTATTAGAGCTCCTAATCCAAAAGTAATAAGTGATGCAGCCAAGAGAATGCCTCACTTCCAATCCACCGTAGACTTTTATATTTAATAGGAAATTAAATGGCACAGAATTTTATAATGCATTCCACGCATGTGGAGTTTGAAACGCCTACTGGTCTAATGAAAGCTTTATCTTTTGCAGACTTTAAATGCTTAATAGACAAAGCAGTCGAAGCTACTGAAGTAGAAGAGCCTATTTTGTTACCAAGCAATTGCTACTTAATCAGTAGGGCAGGAGATAATATGAAGCTGTCTTGCTATTACCCTGCTGCTATACGAGAGATTGAGTTTATTAGACGCGTAGACGGAAAGCCTAAAAAACACACGATACCCTTCCCTAACATGATTCTTAACTTCCTACTAACTAAGTCTGCAGACAAGTGGATTGTTAAAAGTGTCTATTACTACTGTACGGATAAGAAGTTATCTCAGTTACCTCTTCGTGCTGTTACTACACAAGACGAAGGTGTTTGGAATAGCCCAATGCCTAACACGTTCGGGGATGCTCATATGTGCTACGGTAGAAACTCCATGCCTTCAGGATTTGTTGATAACTTCCGAGGCTTGGATTGGTATTTCTCGTTTCTATTCTCAACACCTTTTAATAGTGACCTGAGTATCAGCTGTGTAAAAGGTACACAGCCTGCAGATTGGATTAATGAGTTATCAGGTATGACAGAGTTTCCATACGCCAGACTAGGTAAGTAACATTCTTAGTCGTTGTTATTAGTTATTATTCAATATTGTTAAATTAGAGGAGGATTCCTAAATGAAAGAATTAGTTAAATTTATATCTTGTGTTGTTACCCCAGATGAGTTTGAAGAAGTCAAAGCTTCAGGAGCATGGTCAGAAATCTATATTAAAGATGGTCTTAACTTCTTCAAATACACGAAGCTTCGAGGCGGTCGTCATGTTACAGTAAAAGTACCAGCTATTCCTGGATTGGTTAATAGTGCAGATTCTATTAAAGAAGACATTAACTTCCTTCCTGCTGGAAAGATTCCTGCAACTTTACTTCATGACATCATTGCTTTCTTTAAAGATGTTATGAGTACAACTAAGCAAGACGTTGAAGCTATGGCTCACATCCTGTGGAATGCTACTGATGGTTACCACATCGCAGTACCTAATCAAACAATCAGTAAGGCTGCGGTTAGTTATGGGAATGACCATATTAAAGAAGGCGATATAATCGTATTAGATATTCACAGCCATAACACTATGGGCGCATTCTTTTCTGGAACAGATAACGCAGATGATCGTAACGGTATTTACTACTCAGGAGTAGTCGGTAAATTAAACATGCTAACTCCTGAGTTAGTATGGCGCTTCAATATTGGTGCAGAAAAACGCACTGCTTCAGTAACAGACATCTTTGAAGTAGAAGTTCTAGGCAAGTCTAAACCAGAATGGTTAAGCCAAGTCAAGATTCGTACTGCTCCTGCAGTTCCTCCGTTCAACCCTAATTTAAACTCTGGTGCTCACGATTGGGTAAATAAGTATAAAGGTCCTAATACTCCAGGTGTTCAAGGCGCTCCAAGATTACCTTCTACCAACATGCGTGATGGGTTTGATAACTTCATGGGTTTTGGTGCTGATGACCTAGGCCCGGCCTTTGCTTTCAGTAGTGGAACCAATGATCTGTTCTCACAAGGAACTGACAACTCTTCCCTAGGTCGTATCTCTAAGAAAGAGCGTAAAGCTATTCAGCGGGGAGAAGGTGTATGGCGCAATGGTAAGTTCGTGCCTACTACTAATGTGACCCCTATTACTAGCCGTAGTTATAATGAAACTTACGTAGCTGGGCCTTTGGATATGGACGGTCTTGAAGGTATTGTCAGTATGGGGGATATGGGTTATACAGAGTCAGAAGATAGCGTCATGATGAATTCTCTTATGAGTGAGGACATTGCAGACGCAATAGGAACCATCGAAGATGTATTAGAAGATTTAGAAGGAGCAGATGTAGAAATACTTACGCTAATGCGTAAAATGTATGCCATGCTCTCTGGAGCTGGTCAAGCCAAAATAGCCACTGAAGGAATCTAAATATGTTTGAATTTATCCCGAATACAGTTCCTAATACTGTAGTAGTAGTGGGTGCTGGTGGTACAGGGGGTAGGTTAATACCTCTGTTAGCTCAGTTCCTTAAAACAATGCCTTGGGTCATCGACCCTGCTATTATCATTGTTGATGATGATATTGTAGAGGAGAAGAATCTACTACGTCAGAATTTTATTCGTGCTGACGTTGGTAGACCTAAAGCAGTAGTTATGGCTGAACGATATTCTCGTGCTTTTAATATTGAGATTATTCCGGTAGTCAAACGAGTGGAAGGTTATTATCGAGAGCATAAAGTACTCTTCGAAAACCGCACTACAGATAATGGTTCTCCTATTGTTGTTATGTGTGTTGACTCAGCTGATGCACGTAGAGCTATTTTAAAAGCTTTCTACTCAGTTAGTGGTAGTGGGCAACCGTTATTTATTGATGCAGGTAACGAGGATTCCTTTGGTCAAGTAATGGCGTTTCATGCTCAGTACTTAACTAGGTCTGAGGGCTATAGTTTCCAGGATTACCTGAATCAATATGAAATTCCTCCTATGTTGCCGGTTCGTGTTAGAGTCCCTAGCCTATACATTGATTTGGATTTCTACGCAAACTTGGTTGATACACCTGGGGGTAGCTGTGCTGACTTAGACCAGACCTTGGCTATTAATGCGATGATGGCAACCAGTATTATGGGTGTCATTCAGAACTACTACTATGTCAAGCCTTTTACCACAACTCGCATCAACTTGGTCGTAGCTCAAGGAGGTTCTTCTAACATGTCTGACCTTAGAGGAATGTATAATATCGCCAGTACAACACCAATCAGGGAGTTAGTAGAATCCAGTAATCTTCGTGGTACTAGCTTAGACTCTCTATTCAGTGAGGCTAGACGCAGCTATGATCTGTTAATGGAGGAGCAGCGAGAAGCAGCGAGAGTATTAAAGGAAGCAGAGGAAGCTCGGGCTAAAGCTGAGAAGATTCTAGCTGAGGCTATGGCTAAGGAGAGGGCTGAGGCTGAGGCTCTGGCTATGGCCGAGGATGCTACAGTAGTAGTAGAAACTCCGGAGATGCAAAGTATGCGTGTTCGCATCGAGGAGTATCATCAGGACCAGTTATCAGAAATGAATGCTATTGCTGTTAATGCTATTAATGCTAGTAGAGGAGAGAGCACAGCAGCCACTGTACTGACAGAGGAGATGGATGCAGAAATGTATAGAGATGCTATTGCTGCGGCTATGGGGACTGGTAGAACAACGACAGTTAACGTCACAGATGGTGAAATAGATGGAATACCTAATTCTACTGTTATGCTGGATGTTAGTGAAGCCGGGCTTGAGGTGCTTATTTCAGCACTTTCAGCTCAGTCCTAGGCAAGTGTAGTAAGAGAAAAGTGGGTAGTTTTAACATACCCACTTTTTTTAGATTAGACTCTGGCGCGAGAAGCCGTAGTCAGATTATCAACAACGTTGTAGGTAGCCAAGGTAGTACCATCTTGTCTAAGCATTGTTAGTACACCAGTTGCTTTATTCCAAGACCAGCTACCAATTGCTTCATTCTCTAGATTTTGTAGGTAAGAGAACTTATCTCTAGCAACAACACTGATACCCGCAGCTATCTGGTTTTGAATATAGATAGTATAGTTACCAGTTGAGCTAGGAGTGAAGGTTAGGAGATAAGCTCCTCCACCCATTTCTACGAAAGTAAAGGTTGGGGCTACGGGAGTAGTTAAAGTAGAAAGTACTACGTTATTCAAAGCTACTACGTATGCGAAACCTGTTAAACCTGTAACAAGATTTACACTTGTGAAAGGAATAGAGATCGGTGTGTTAATAGGGGTTTCAATGTTTACCATGTATCATTCCTTGTAAATATAGTTTTATTGCTAACTCTTTATCCCGTGTGTCTTCTTGAGTCTGGCCTGGAGACAAAGCTAACGGGTCTACTAGGCTTGCAAAGATACCTACTGGAACTGAGTAACCTTCTTCGTTCAGCATATAAGTTATAACCTGTTTAACTGAGTTGGCAAAGTCTCCTGGATATATCCCCATAATCTCTGCTATTGCAAAAGCCATTTCTAAAGAGGTAGGGACTGGAGTTACTTCAAAGTCTGCAGGTTCATTATTTATGACTTCAGTAGAGTATAAGAAAAAAAGCACGTCATTATAGAACAACTCTTTTTCAGCATCTAGAATCTGAAGAACTCGTATCTT